GACAAGCCGGACTACTTCAACGCCCAGAACTTCATCAAGAGCTGGGTGGCTCGGCTGATAGACTTGCCCTGCAACACTTTCTTCACCGCGCATGCCATGTTCCCGGAGGACAAAGAGACCGGCGATCAACTGGTGTACCCGGCGATCCAGGGGAAGGGCTATGAGGTCTCGTCCTATGTCTGCGGGATGATGCACTCAGTGGGATACATGAGCCCGCGCATCAAGCAGACCGAGGACGGCCCGGTGCAAGTCCGGCGGATCCTATGGGAAATGAACAAGGACCCCAGGACCAACACGACCTACTTCGCCAAGGACCAGTTCAACGCGCTCGGGACCTTCACCGATATCGACCGGTCCACCATGATGATGCCGGAGATCCTCGACATCATCGACTCCGGGCACCAGAATGAAGCTCCGGCGAACCTGATCGTTCCGCCGGTTGCTGCCAATAAGGCAGCGGCAGGACGCCGACGCGTACCAGCGCGTCGGTAAGGCGATCCCAAAAGCGTTGCGACGCTTGGGATTGATAATGAGGAGATGAGCAATGCCCAAAGCTACATGGGGTTCCGGCGACAAGGCCCTCAGCGCGGCTGATATCGACGGAGCCGAGCGGGAAGCGCCCCGGACCCGGTACAGCGGACCGCAGCCTAGGTCCGGCACGTACCGGTTCGTCATCAAGTCGATGAAGCAGGGCGTCAGTTCTAACAACAACCCGATGATCACCATCACGTCCATCCTGGACGGATCGTGGATGCCGAACCACAAGGAGTATGACGGTTTCCCGCTCTGGGACCGGCTCCCGGTGATGGACAGCACCAAAGGACGGGTGGCAAACTTCCTGGACGCCATCGGCGCCACCGGCGAGGACCTGATGAGAAAGACCATCGTGGATGAGAACGGGTACATCACCAAGCTGGGTGACGTCGGCGATCCGGCGGGTATCATGTGCTACATCACCATCAAGCGCGACAAGCCGACCAAGCAGTATCCCGAGCCGGGGATGAGCGTCGACTTCAACGGGTACATCCCGCTGGAGGACGACGCCGACGCGGACGGCGCTGCCGGTACGGCGGACGGCGAGGACGAGCCGCCGTTCTAGGCAACGCGCAAACGAGGGCCGGACCGTGGGGATGCGGTCCGGCCCTCTCCATTAGCGGCAGTGTAAAGTTCAGCGTAGTCTGAGGTTTCTAGCAGAGGGGACCAATCCATGACGACTCTTCCCGTTCAGGTCACCGGCATTGAGGTGATGGGCGACGAGACTCTGATGCTGCACCTTGAGCTCAGGCATCGCAACGACCTGTCGCTGGAGTTCGTAGTCGATCCGGACCGGCCCGAGCGCCGGCTGCATGCGAGCGCCGAGTGGCGAACCTTCCACAACACGATGCATCGGTTGCAGCCCAACAGTTACGATCACCTCCACACCGAGGAATCCCATGCCTGACATCGAGCGCCCCACACCGATCTTCACAGTCCACAACGAGACGGTCTGGGTGGTATGCCGGACCGGAGACGGCGATTCGATCGCAGACGTCCACTCGACCCAGGATGCCGCTGAGGGCGCGGTGAGCAACGGTGAATACCCCTGGGGAGTGGAGGCTGTGAAGGCCACGCTGCACCGGCCTTCGCTACGGCCGGTCTACGGCGGACCAACGCTCATCGAGAACCTGTGGGCCGAGATGGACGCCATCATGGAACGTCTGATGACCGGTCAGCAGGCGGAGGATGGCGGAGACCGGTTCCGGGCGGAGGAGTTGGCTTGGGTCTTAGCTATCGTCACCAACGCCTATGACCCGGACATCAACCGGATCCGCCGCGAGACGATGGCTCGGTGGGAAGCAGCCGAGCGCGAGGCAGCCCTCCAGGAGGAGGCGCTGAACCCAGACCAGGGCGACGGACCGATGGAGCCTGGCGGAATGATGGGAGACGGAATCAAGTGAGGTTCACAAGAGGTCGGCGGGCAGCGATCCTGGGGTGCGGACCGGCAGGTCTGTTCGCAGCCCATGGACTGATCCAAAAGGGTTGGAGCGTAAAGGTTTTCTCCAAGAAGCGCCGTAGTGAGATGTTCGGCGCGCAGTACCTGCACCGGCCGATCGACGGTCTGACAGTCAGCGATCCGGTCGAGGTCGAGTACCGGCTGTTGGGCGGCACGGCGCAGGAGTACCGGGAGAAGATCTACGGCCCCAACAACGTAACGGTCTCCGTCAAGGTTCTGGATCCGTACCACAAGGCCTGGGACATCCGCGAGGCTTACTACACGGCCTGGGATCGGTACCAGGACCTGGTGGAGGACATGCCCAACATAACGCCGGAGTTCCTGGGAGTAACGCGTTGGGATCCTAACAGCTCGCCGATATCCAGCCCTCCACCGATCAATCCGCGCGGATTCGATGTCGTCATCAACACGATCCCGCTGCCGCAGATCTGCTACGGCAACCATGAGTTCCACTCGGCCAAAGTCTGGGCGATCGGTGACGCGCCGGCGCGCGGGACCTACGCGCCGTATCGGGCTCCCCTCAACACGATCCACTGCAGCGCCTCACCGGATGTCGGCTGGTACCGTGCGTCCAACGTGTTCGGGTACGTGACGGTCGAGTGGCCCGGCAACCGGAAACCGCCGCTGCCCGGAGTCGCGGAGGTCACCAAGCCAATCTCCACCAACTGCGACTGCTACAGCGGCCAGGGCAGCAAGTTCGTGTCCGCCGGTCGGTACGGGATGTGGCGCAAGGGAGTCCTGTCGCACCATGCCTACGAGGGAGCCCTGCAGCTGTGAAGCTTCAACTGGTGGTTATCCATACGGGGCACCGGATCCGGTACTACCAGATCCCCGCAGAGGGCGGCTGGAAGGTCGACACCGAGACGCGGCACGGCGTACCGCGCGACTTCGTGCCGCTCGACAACGTCCTGTCATACTCAATCGAGGAGGTTCTCTGATGTGGAAAATATTGCTGGGCGCGTTACTCATGTTGACCGGGGTGGTGTTGCAGATCTGCGCGTTCTTCGCATGGTCCTGGAACAACGACCACGCCGCGCTCGGCTTCATCCTCTTCGCGTCGCTCTCGCTCGGCTACGGGATGATGTTCATCAATTGGGCCGCGAGGACCCGGCGATGAGGAGCAACGGACACGGTGTACCGGTCGTGGCGCTCGACATCGATGGGACGCTCGGTGATTATCATCGCAACTGGTTCGACTTCGCCACGCGCTACTTCGGACAGTCGCCACGCGAGTGGGATCCGGAGCTTCCCAATCCGGGGCTGAAGCTGTGGGAATACATGGGTATCGAGCAGCACGCGTACCGCGAGGCCAAGTTGGCATACCGGCAGGGCGGCTGGAAGCGCTGGATGCCTGCCTATCCGGGGGCAAGCGAGCTGACCCGGTCGATCCGGTCGGCAGGAGCGGAGGTTTGGTTGTGCACCACACGGCCTTACCTCCGGCTCGATAACGTCGATCCGGACACGCGAGAGTGGTTGCGGCGCAACGGAATCGAGTATGATGCGATCCTCTTCGATCGTCTGGAGTCTAGGGGTTCCAAGTACGTGGAGCTATATGCCCAGGCCGGATCCCGCGTCGCCTGCGTGGTGGATGACCTTCCAGAGATGGTCGAGGAGGCGGCTCGGATCTGGTACGCCGACCGGGTGATCCTCCGGGATCAGCCGTACAACCAACACTTCCCGTGGCCGCGTCGAGCCTCCAATATGACGGCGCTGCGGGGTCAGGTTCTCAAGGAGATCAAGATCTGGGAGCAGGAGCAATGACCGAGGAACGGATGACGGACCGCAAGCGACTCCTGGACACCGCTGCCGAGTACGTTCTTAGGCAGCGCAACAAGTCCTATGGGGAGCCGGATGAGGACTTCCAGCGGATCGCAGCGATAGCAACGGCTCTGGGCTTTCGGTTCAGCAACGAGGACACCACGATTAGAGTTCTGACCGGTTCAGACGTCGCGCTCTTCATGGCCTGCCTCAAGCTCTCCCGGCTGGCGTGGGCGCCGGACCATGAGGACTCCTGGATTGACCTCGCCGGTTACGCGGCCTGCGGTATGGAGACTGCCAACCTGGAGCAGAAGCGACGAGACTACAACCCTTTGTTTGGCGCCGAAGATGTCTCGCGGGTCTTCCCCGACGCGGAGGAGGTCCCGGACCCTCCCACCGCAGCCAAGCCGCAATGCACCCTGGAGTGCAATACGGGGCACACCTATGTTGGAGGTTGTAGCCTCCGTCGGACTGCTGGGAACAAGTGGTCCTGATGGTCTCGCTCGCAGAGGTCTATGAGGCGTACCGCGAGGATCCCGCGTTCACACATCTCCGGCTACCCGGCCGGCCGCTGATCCCCGGACGCGGTAGCTCCACGCCTAAGGTGTTGATGGTGGGCGAGGCACCCGGAGCCACAGAGAACGTGCAAGGCAAGCCCTTCGTGGGCGCTAGCGGTGCTGCATTGCGATCCCTGGTAGAGGACGTCGCAGACCTCTGGCCGGAGGACTACTTCATCACCAACGTCGTGAAGTACTGGCCCGGACCCGGCAACCGCACGCCGGATTGGAAGGAGGTCGAGGCATCCATCCCGCACCTGCGCGCGGAGTACAAGGCGATTGGATCTCCGCCGGCGATAGTGGCGCTCGGCGGAGTGGCGCTCAGTGTGTTCCGGCCAAAGTCGGATACGCGAGGGATCCTCGCGGCGGCCGGTCAGCCGATCACGCTCTCCCCCGGCAAGACTCTCTGGCCGCTGACGCACCCGTCCTACGCACTCCGGAAGAAGGAGTACAGAGAGACTGCAGAGTACCATTGGGAGATGTTCGGAATCTGGTTCTTGAAGGAGTTCAGGTGAGGCTGCCGCCGGAGGACCGCAAGTGGATAATGCTGAAGTGGGACAAGGTCCGCGCCTCTCAGACCAGGGCTGATAAGGCCGGGAACCGCTGGAATAAGCTCAATGATGAGATCAATGACTACCTCAACCGGGAGGACATCAAGGATCTGGTGCAGCGCAACAAGATCAAGGGTGAGTCACTGCCGCTCAAGGACGCGTTGGAGGAGGGCAAGTGGCACTCGGCGGAAGCCCAGCGCCATATCGCAGAC